CTTGCCGTTGCCAATAAACTGCTTAACTACTCCAAAAGCAGTATTAAAGGCAACAAGCTCTGCAATCATTACCAAGGCACGCCAGAAGCTGTTACAGGGTTGATCTGACCGTCAATGTTAGCCTGTAAGCTTGCTTCAATACTGTCCTTATCAACACCGTCAGCCCAACACCAATCAAGAACCTGAGACTCAGTAACGTCTGCATAGGGCGTGTATCCGGGTGCCGTTGGGTCAGGTGAGAAGCCAGCAGTACCGTATGAGGTAGCACTGTAGGTCACAGCGTCATCGCCAGTGCCTTCGGTTTGTTCTGCATTGCAGCGCCAATGGGCGACAATAATTGCCCCATCCATATCGGCTGGTTGTAAGTCGTACTCGGTGGTCGAAATGACCCAGTTAAATGTTGCCATGTTGTTTCTCCTTTAAGATTCTAGTGCCGCGATACGGGCGCGTAGTGATTGAATTTCTTTGAGCATCATTGGGACTAGCTTGCTGTAGTCAACGCCCATCATTTCTTCGGGGTCTTCTGGGGCTGATACAGCTTCAGGTGCAACCGTTTGTAACTCTTGTGCAACCATGCCGTACTTCTGATGTGACCCGTCAGCCTTCCAGTCGAACGAACGTACTTGGATAGCGTCAATGTCATTAGAAGCAGAAGGTGCGTCTACGATGTTGTCCTTGAGGCGTTGGTCTGATGAAGTGTTGTAAGCAGTCGCAGTGGTTGTGCCACTGATAGACCCTACAATTGCTGCGTTGTTGTAAAAACGGTCATAGGTTCCTACGGAGTTTCTAACTTGTGAAATTCTGCATAGAGCTGCCGAAGAAACATCAATCCTGCTTGGCGACAGCACAATCCCGTCTGTGGTGTTTGTGCTAAAGGTAAAAGTAGAAGTTCTACCCACCAGCAAGTTCCCATCGCCATCAAGGGTCATCTTAGGTAACGCCGTAGCAGTTCCTTTGGTTAAACCACCGAAGGTGATGATGGAAGTTTTTCCTGCTGTGGTGGGGTTACTAAATGAGATATACCCGCTGCTTCTGGCTGTCTCAGGCTGACTAAAAGTCGAACCGTCGATGGACAAGTTTGAGCCTATGATTCCTGCTAAACCATTACCAGCAGTCATCAATGAGATAGCATGATCCCCGTTGTGGCTGTCAAGGCCACCAGCAAAAACAGTGGCGTAGTCAGTGTATGTTGTCTTAGGTGCTTGGGCATGAATCAGAGCATCTTGACCTGAACTCAGACCCACCAGCAAGTTCCCGCTTGCATCAAGCCTAGCGGCTTCTGCGTTGCCCGCATAAAAAACTACAGGGTCAGAGGAGGATGTGCCAAATTGAAGAACATTCGACGACACCTGCAAAAAAGCTGAAGTGCTAGCATTACTTAACGATATGTTGTTTGACAGGTAGAGGTCTTTGAAGCGAGCAGCAGCCGTACCTATGTCCATGGTAGCGTCTGTTGCTGTGCCACTGCCGTCGGTTGGGTAAAGACCTGCGCCTCCAACTCTCACACCTTTGTCGTTGCCTGTTCCCGATGCGTCCCAAAAGCCAGCAGTGCCAAAAGTGGTGCGGCCTGCTACAATAGTACCGCCTGATAGGTAGAGGTTAGTGAATCTTGAAGTAGCTCCACCTAAATTACAGGCAGCGTCAGTAGTTGCACCAGCGTTATCCGTTGCCACTATCGCGCCATTACCTAAGCGCAATCCTTCATGACCTGCGGCGGTGCTATGAATAACTAAATCGCCATCTTTAACACCAATACTACCTAAGGTTGTGCCGTCTTTATTGAACTCAAGAATGTTCCCGTCATTGGTGGTGCGGTTGAGACGCATGACTCTGTTGCTGTCAGTTGTAACTTCAACAGCAGCACCTGCTTCATACACAAAGCCTTCTGTTTCAAAAGAAGTATTAGTCTTACCCACCAGCAAGTTCCCGCTGGAGTCGATGTCCATAGCTCGTGTAGAGCCGCCATTAGTGTAAAAGCGTAGATCATTTCTTGATCTGATTTGTGCTGAACCTGTTGTATCTACAAGCTCAATAAGTGCTTCTGTATCAGTGCTTTCAAAACGTGCAACTTCGTTTGATGAACCTGAGTTTACATGTAAAGCACGAGTAGGCGAACCCGTACCAATACCCACGTTGCCGCCATATGGGTTGAGCAATAATGGATACGATTGGCTACCAGTTTTTAGGGTTGATTGTATGTACTGAGCATCAGTTGATGAGTTGCCATAGCCCATATAAAGACCGTACCCATTGGTGTGGGTTGATCCTCTGATAATTGCCGCAGCTCTGGTAACGGTATCGGCTAAACTTGTAAGATTGCCTACTGCGTCCGTTCCAGTTACGTCCAATGCTGCAATCGGGATTGCGTTACCAATACCCAAAGACTCCGCCGAAGCATCCCAGAACAACTTTGGAGTCGTGCCCGTGTCCTCGTAGAAGCTGATGTCTCCTGTTGTGTGGTCAATTTTTAATCGTGTTCTATTTGTACCTGCGTGTCTGCCTATAAATTCAAAACCACCATAACGAGTTGTGTCAGTCTCATCTTGCTCACTAACAAAACTAGTCATGCTGTCATTAACAGAAATACTAAGGCTTTCGTTTGTGCTGCCAAAACGAGAAATAACAACTGGGTTTGCAGCATCGTTTGTATCAAAACTTGCAGGGCCATCAACAGTCAACCCATCCGCCGTGACCGTACCCGTGACATCAATGCCTGTGGTTGTGGTGGCTAGTTTGACAGCTCCTGCATAATACAAAGACGTTTGCGTATCGCCATTAAAATTAGCCGCAAGGCTTGTAGCGTCAGAGTTCCAAATTTGAACATTGGTTCCAGCTAACAAACGTAGCTGACCATCTCCTGCATCTTTTATGTAGCTATGACTACCATCATGATAAATCTGTAGGTCGTTGCCGATACCAAAAATTGCTTTGTCGTTATCACCAAAAAGAGCATTACCGCCGGTTATACTTAACGCTTCGCCTGACCCAGATTGCGTGATTTCAAGTCCATCAATACCGCTGTTAGCAGTAATATTAAGCGGGCCGTTCATCTGGTTAAGAGCTGTGCCACTAGCATTAAGGTTATATACAATCTCGGTAGACGTACCTCCGGTAGAACTCTCGTCCGCTCCAGTCTGACTGTACGTGAATACTGTGGTAGAACTTACCGATACCGTGAAATAACCGTTAAAAGATCTATTAGCAACCCCGTTAATGTTAACTAGGTCACCATTAGTAAGCCCGTGTACAGCAGAATTTGTTACCGTAACGGTATTAGAAGCTCTTGATGTCGTGCTTATCGCTACACCGGCAATAGCGTTCTTTGTGAAGGAAGTAGACCCGCTGATATTAGTTGTACCGGATACATCAAGGTTACCATTGATGTCTACTAAAGCCGTATCGATCTGTACTTCACTATCAGCAACGATGTCTAACTGGCCGTCTACGCTTGAATTAATGTAGATCGCGGCATCACGGAACTGTACCTTTTGCGCTGAATCAACATCGATGTCGTTTGCGCCAGTAGTGTTGCCATTAGCCAGAATTTCAGCAAGGGTGTCAACAGTCCCAACTTGGGAGTCTACATACGCTTTAATGGATTGTTGGGTAGCAATGGCTGTGGCGCTGTCAGACGCCATGTTATCTTCGTCTAGGATCTTATCTGCAGTAACCGTACTGGTGCCCAAACTCAGACTATTTGCGTGGGTAACGCCTTCAACGACGTTAGTGCCGTCGCAGTAGACCAGCATGGTTTTACCTACGGGCACGGCAACGCCTGTACCACCAGAAGTTTTAACAGTAATGATCTGTGCGGTGTTGTTGTCTACAATGTAAAGTTTTGTGTTAGTTGGGCAAGTTACTGTACCCGCGCCTGTCAATGCAGTACCCGTGTCAGTCAATTCTAGAATAGCGCAACGAGACTCAGAGGTCGTACCATCGGCGGTGGTTAACGTGTGTGAGTTACCTGTCCACGTATTGACTACGGCTTTACCAGCAATAGCCTGTTCGACCATCTCAGTAATATTGTCGTTTACAACATCGCCCCAAGTACCGCTCAATTCCCCTTGAACAGGAAGAGCTAACTTAAGGATCGTAGTGTATTGAGTTGTCATATTCGTAACCTCATGCGGCTATGTCTTGCCAGTTTGGATTCTGAGTTGTATCTATATTAACCCAATTCGGGTTTTGTGCATCACTAATATCTTGCCAGTTCGGATTTTGGCCGGGGACTATTTGACTCCATATATGAACAGTCCCTATTTCGCCTGTGGCCGCTACACCTGTAACAAATATGTTTACCCCAAGCCCTACGATTACATCGCCAATAGCGCCTGTAGCTTGAACACCACCTACCCCTATACTTGCGACTACATCACCAATAGCACCTGTGGCTTGGACACCTGTTACAGCGACAGCGGCGGCTACACCTACACTACCTATTTCGCCTGTAGCTGTAACCCCTGTTAGTTGTACGCTACCACTTATAGATACAGTACCAAGGGCACCTGTGGCTTCTAATCCTGATGCCTGAACTGCACTGCCTATAGCTACTGTACCAAGAGCGCCTGTAGCTTGAACTCCTGTTAACGCAACAGCAGCAGATATACCTATGTTGCCTACATTACCGGTCGCTTCTAAGCCTGATGCCTGAACTGCACTGCCTATAGACACCGCGCCAATAGCGCCTGTAGCTCCAACCCCTGTTACCGCGACAGTAGCAGATACACCTAAATTGCCTACTGCTCCTGTTGCTTGAACACCATCGACATTGACAATAATAAGGGGGGTTCCCCAAGAACCTTGACCCCAACTGGCGCGTCCCCAGCCTTCGTATGTCGTCGAAGATGGCATCCTTTAGTACCTAAGCAATCCTGATAATCGCGTCAGTCGCATTGGCAGCGGGGAAAGTAATCTGGAAATCACCTGCGGAAGACCCTTTATCACTACCAAAATTAAGTACAGCAACTGCTGGAGTAGACCCACCAGCTTGGTAAATCAAAGCTCCACGCGCTGTAATTGTCGCTGTAGTCCACGTAGTCGTATTAAAGCTAAGAAACGCCGTAGTACCCCCAGTAGTAGGGTTGGTAGAGATAGACAACGTGTTACCACCTGCTGTGTATCCTGTACCCGTGACTTCATTGCTTGTAGTGTACGCAGTGGTAGCGGCATCCAAAGACGCGCTAGACGTATATAACGCGATCTTATAAGACTGCGCTGTGTTACTACTAAAATCCATTTCTCCGTCAAGTAATGCTTGCTTGAACGAAGTACACATTGCCTGTGTAATTGCCATGTTAAACTCCTTAAGTTACCGCAACTCTATACTGACCTGAACGGAAAGCATCTTCGCGTAATTTACCGTCACCCAAATTCTTGAGTAACCCCATAGCCTGTACATATAACCGTTCGTACATAGCTACCATATCAGGCTCGCCTTTCAAGAATCGGATAGCCTCAATCAACGCACCATTCAGCAAAGCCGAATCAAATTCATCCCCAAGCCACGTCGTGCCAGCCGTCACAATGGATTCAGGGTAGTACCCGTAATGTAGCTCTACTGCATAGTTACTGTCTGGCGTCGGGCCAACAATAAACGCGTCATCGTTGAAATACGCATAATGTACCGGTAGCCCTGTAGAAGTAGCCTTTGGGTATGCTTCACGGATGAAGTTAACGTCTTTGTTAATCAAGAACGAATAATTACCGTCTCCGTCAATAACCGCTAAAGAGT